ATACCCGAAGTCACAGAAGGAGAACCATTTTGGTTATTAGCTCTAGGTCATTTAACTAGACACAACTCAAAAATATTCCAATTAGATACCTCAAAGTATGACGCATACGAAACATGGATAAGAGATAATGTCAAAGATAAAACAGTATGTGTATTGGGAACTGGTGTAGGAACTTTATTACACCTTGCAGATTATTACGGTGCAAAAAAATGTATAGGATTAGATTCTGATAATTGGATATGTGTATATTTAAAAGGTTTGTATCCACATATGGAGATACATAATTCAAATTATTACAAAGTGGAATGGCCAGAAGCAGACATATATTTACATAATGGTTGTACACAAACATTTTTACAGAGAGCAGAAAATTTAAATAAGAAAGTATTCCCACCTTTTTGTAATATACCACTCGTTATGAAAACAAGAGAAGACTTAATTGCAGACGGTATTATGGATTTTTCAGATACACATGCAAGAGCATATCAAGAACTTGGTAGGATAAATGGTTAAACCAGTAAACGAAGGATACTTAGGGAACACCCTCATAAAAAGAGCTGGTGTCGAGACTCAGTATACCGAGGAAGAACTGAATGAATACATGAAGTGTTCAAAAGACCCTACGCATTTTATTGAACAATATACACAAATTATATCACTTGACGAGGGTATGGTTCCTTTTCAACTTCGTGGTTATCAAGAAGACCTTATAAATTTCTATGACGAAAATAGATTTAATGTTGTTCTTGCAAGTAGACAGAGTGGTAAATCTATCACTTCGTGTGCATACTTATTATGGTATCTACTATTTCACCCCGAAGTCACCGTGGCTGTTCTTGCAAACAAAGGTGCAATTGCAAGAGAAATGATTGCAAGAATCGTGACCATGTTAGAGTCTGTACCATTTTTCTTACAGCCAGGCGTCAAGATTCTAAACAAAGGTTCTATAGAATTTGCAAATGATTCTAAAGTTGTTGCAGCTGCAACAAGTTCTAGTTCGATTCGTGGTATGTCAATTAACTTACTATACCTAGACGAGTTTGCATTCGTAGACGATGCAGATACTTTCTATACTGCAACATATCCTGTAATCACCTCGGGTAAAGATTCAAAGGTTATCATTACCTCTACTGCAAACGGTGTGGGTAATATGTTCCATAAGATATATGAATCTGCAGTACATGGACAATCAGAATATAAACACTTTATAATAAACTGGTATGATGTGCCAGGCAGAGACGAAGAATGGAAAGAAATGACCATTGCAAACACATCAGAAGCTCAGTTTGAACAAGAATATGGAAACTCATTCTTAGGTACTGGTAATACACTGATAAATGCAGATACCTTGTTAGGTCTCAAAGCATGGGAACCTGAATGGAATAGAGATAATATAAATGTATATAAGAGACCTAAACAGGGTCACGAATATATTTGTACCGTAGATGTTGCAAAAGGAAGAGGTATGGACTATTCAACCTTCTCCGTGTTTGATGTATCTACGAAACCTTTTGAACAGGTTTGTACTTATAGAGACAGTATGATAAGTCCCATGCTGTTTCCCGATATTATAAATAAGTATGTAAAAGCATATAATGAAGCATTAGTCATAATCGAAAATAATGCAGAGGGTGGTATGGTTGCATCTCAATTGCACTATGATATAGAATATCCAAATGTCTTTACCCAAGGTCAACTTAAAGCAGAAGATATTGGGGTCACTGTAAATAAAAAGATAAAAAGGATTGGGTGTTCTACTCTCAAAGAATTATTAGAAGAAAACAGACTAAATGTTATAGACAGAGCTACTATAACAGAACTCATGACTTTTGTCACAAAGGGTAATTCTTTTGAAGCTGACAGAGGATATCATGACGATATGGTTATGAATCTCGTACTATTCAGTTGGTTTATTACTACTGAATACTTCTATAATTTAACTGATACACAGGTCAAAAACTTGTTATACGCAGAACAACAGAAGTTAATAGAAGACGATGTATTACCAGCGGGGGTGTTTGGAGAGGTGAAACCCGAGGAAACTACCTTTGTAGACGACCAAGGAGACCGTTGGTTTACTAAAGATATGACAAATGAGATGAAATGGTAGTTCATTAGAGTTAGCGAAGTTATAAATAAAACAGTAAACAACTTTTACATTAACAGGAGAAAAATATGGCATTTCAAGTATCACCAGGCGTTCAGGTCAAAGAAATAGACTTGACAAATGTTGTGCCTGCAGTTTCTTCCACTGTTGGAGGATTCGCGGGTGCGTTCAGATGGGGCCCTGTTGATGAAGTAGTATCAGTTTCAGATAGTCAAGGTTTAGTAGATAATTTCTATACACCTGCCGATACAAACGCAGGTGCAGAGGATTTCTATTCTGCAGAGGCTTTCTTAAGATATGGTTCATCATTAAAAGTTGTTCGTGTTGCAAGTGCAGACGCTTATAATGCAAACACAGGTGGTGACACCGATGCAAGCATTAAGAATCTAGACGCATACCAATCAGGTTTTGAAAGTGGTGGTGCAGCTGGAACTATAGGCACATGGGCTGCAAAATATCCAGGCGCAATTGGAAACTCACTAAAAGTCAGTGTTTGTGCATCACCTGATGCATACTTCAATGATAATGTGACAACCTTAGACGCAGAAGAAGCTGCTGGTCAAACAGTGATTAGTGTGACTTCTGAGGCTGGATTCCAAATCAGAGATATTGTCAGATTTGGTACTGACACTCAAGAATACAGAGTGTTAGCAACTGCAACAGGAACAATAACCATAGAAGCCCTTAATCAACCAGCTGGAACTGGTCTAGTTAGCACAGTTGCTAACTCAACACAAGTTCACAGATATTGGGAGTTTTATAATTTATTTGATAAAGCCCCAGGCACATCTGCTTCTGCAACTGCAGCTTCAGGTAGTGCAGACGAAATTCATGTAGTCGTAGTAGACGAAGACGGAGTTATCTCAGGAAAACAACACGAAGTCCTAGAAACTTACGGATTTGTTTCATGTGCATCAGACGCTAAAGACGCACAGGGTACTGCAAATTACTACAAAACAAAAATTAATAACGAGTCAGAGTGGATATGGTGGACTGGTCACAGTACATCAACTCATGCAGCTGCAAACAGTGTGACAACTCACGCAGGTTCAGCCTCAGTTGCATTTGGAAGACCTTCTGCACCAATTACTACTTCATTAGCAAATGGTGCTGACGGAGCTGACTTATCACCTGCTGTCAAGTACGGTGGTTATGTCGACAACTTCGGAGACGCGGAAACTGTAGATGTATCTTTCCTAATTGTAGGTTCTACAAGAACTTCAAATGGAGATGTATTAGCAGACCACAACTCTATCGTTAATCAATTAATTCAAATTGCAGAAAACAGAAAAGACTGTATGGTGATTGCATCACCAAGAAGAGCCTCAGTTGTTAATGTTGCATCTGAATCAGCACAAAGTACAAATGTTGTTGCAGACTATTCGTCTGTGACTTCAAGTTCTTATGCAGTTCTAGATTCAGGTTGGGTATACCAATACGACAGATACAATGACAAATACTGTTGGGTGCCTGGCAACGGACATACAGCAGGTATTATGGCAAGGTCTGACCTATTAAGAGACCCATGGTTCTCACCAGCAGGATTCTCAAGAGGTCAATACTTAGGAATTACAAAACTTGCATTCAACCCATCGCAATCATCTAGAGATGATTTATACAGTGCAAGAATCAATCCTATAGTCACATTCCCAGGCCAAGGTACAGTTCTTTTCGGAGATAAAACTGCATTAGCGACACCTTCAGCATTCGATAGAATCAATGTCAGAAGGTTGTTCATCGTATTAGAGAAAGCAATTGCAACTGCAGCTAAATCACAACTCTTTGAATTCAACGATGCATTCACAAGAGCACAATTTAGGGCTGCTGTAGAACCTTTCCTAAGAGATGTTAAGAACAGACGAGGTCTAACAGATTTCACAGTATTATGTGATGAAACAAACAATACCGATTCAGTCATAGACAGAAACGAATTTGTATGTTCTATCTTCGTGAAACCTGCTAGAAGTATTAACTTTATCACTCTTAACTTCGTGGCTGCAAGGTCAGGGGTTGAGTTTGAAGAAATCTACGGAGCAGTTTAAGGAGTAAAGAATGGCAACAATAGACGAATT